GTGACTAAAAGGAAAGGTATATTTGACGTTAATGTTGATTTAAATGTTAATGCCTTTTCAGTTCCATTAAATAGGGAGAGAAATTCCAAAAAAGATAATGGGATTACGATTGAACAAGCCTTACGCATTATCATACGACAAATGGAAGTGAGTGGTGCTAGACCTCGCACTATTTATGACTATGAATTAATTGTAGGTAATTTTCAATCAGTGACTAAGGCAGAGTATGTATTAGATATAACGAATGAATTAATTTATCAATGGTTAGAGTCTATGAACGTTAAAAACCAAACGAAATTAACAAGATTGAAATGTTTAAAAGCATATTTAGGTCGTTGTTTTGATAATGGGTGGGTTCAGAATAAGTTTTGGAGAAATATCAATGTGAAGGTTGACCAACAAATCAAAGAGGGTGCAACAGATAAAGATATAGAGATGTTAATGTCCATTCTTGATTTTAACACCTTCTTAGATTTAAGGAATGGAACTGCGGTTCTATTGATGTATAAAACAGGGATTAGAATTGCCACATTGTCAAAGTTAGAATCACATCATATAGACTTAGAAAATAAAACTTTAAATCTTGACGGTAAACTCATGAAAAATCATAAAGGCTTGAAACTTCCTTTTGATGATCAGTTGGCTTACTTGCTCAATATTCTTTTACAACAAAATGAGCCAATTAGGAGGGAATATCGCCAGTTTAATGATTATGTATTCATAACAAATAAAGGTGAGTATATAGGGCAAGGAATCACATCTAATGCCATTCAGAAGCAATTAAATAAATATACAAGACGGTATGGGATTAAGAATATATCACCTCATGCGTTGAGGAGAGGATTTGCAACTAACTTATTAAGAAAGAACGCAAATATTAATCTTATTTCTCGTGCTTTAGGTCATTCAGATTTAGGTGTAACCTCTAAGTATTTATCTATTGATATGGAGGAAACTGCAATAGAATTACGTGATTATTTATGACAAAAAGAAAAGGACATTGAGTTCGCACCTCAAGTCCTTTGTAAGAAAGGTTCAAATAGCCATACACCAATACAACTAAATTGAACATTTAAGTTATCCTTATTTTATCGAAAAAAATTCGATATTGCAAGGTTTATTAAGTATACCCTTTTTTAAGTGTTCATGAGGGAGGAATATGCCTAGTAATTCCCTCAACAACAATAACCTTGACAAGTTATGACACTCTATCGCAAAAAGTGTCTAGCGTACAATACAAGCAATTTCTCATTCATGCTTAGTACGTGAATGGTGCTAACCACCAAATTGAAGGGTTAGGAGTGGAAGGTCTGAATGACTGCGGTCATTGTAGGACAAGCCATAGAGATTTTATGTTATTGAGTTCCACATTGCTGGATAGATATTAACTTGTATAAGTATGATCACTTGTATAAGCATAAATCGAACTTTCGGGGGCAGAAGTAGAAAGTAGGCTTGTTGTGTAGAAATACACGCAACAGAATGAGAGCATACGGATACCTTAGATACACTGGGGCAAGTTTATGAATAGTTGTCTGTCTTGTTTGTAATAGATTAATATTTTCTATCGCAAACTTAGGCAGACAAACTTATGCACCGTTGTCCTTGATGACTAAAACAGTTTATGATTGGGTAAAACAAAATCAAGTAATAAGAACTAAAAATATTAAAAAATTTATACTAGACTGTTGCTAGTGCCCAGTGAGATCAATAGTACCAATGGATACAGGATTCAATTACAAATCATACATATGGATAGAGTATGTAAAATACAATTTAGTCTTTATAAAACTCTTGAATCCCTTGTGGGAGTAGGAGTTTAAGAGTTGATTACAAATCATATATATGGATAGAGAATAAAACTGTTAAAACGATAATAGTTGATTAAATCAATCCCCATCAAAATACTTTAACTTACTAAAGTGCTTATATGTACGGAATTACTGGTGTTTAGTGAGTATGAGTTAATATACGTTAAAGGAAGGTGAAATTAAGACGCTTATCAAAACGATGATGAGCCTTACTGCCACAAGGGATTGAACAATTCTAAAATATACACTTCACTTAATTAAAGTGACGAATTTCAGTAAAATCAACGTTTCTAAGGGTATAGTTAAGAATTCCTTAATAGTCTCTAAGGGAGATAGAAGAAAATAAGAGATGTGAAGTAGTTGAAAACGATATAACCGTTGAGACGACTGTATTTCTGAAAATACCTTATTAAGTTAAAGTGTTAGTATTGTTGAATTTACTATCTTTTAATAGGATTTTTACAATAACACTCTTAAGGAAGGTAGAAAAAGTCAAAACGATATAACCCTTGATATATAAGGCTTTTGCAGAATGCTTAAGTCTATTAAAGTGCTAAAAACCTTGAATATATTGGTGTTTTACGGTAATTAGATAATACCCCATAAAGGAAGGTAAAGCGAGAAAAGTTAAAACGATGTCCAACCTGTTAAAACGATTCAAAAGCCAACAAACATAAGGGTTTCAAAAAGAGTTCATTTGAGTTAATCAGTTTGATTACACTTTCATACCTAAAGAAAGTCAATAAATATAATGTGTTGTAAATATTTGGATAATAGTCTCTAAGGGAGGGTAAGAAAAGTTAAAACGATATACCCCTTGATATACTTAGGTTTCTAAAAATAATTCATTTAGTTAAAGTGTCAATAACGTTGAATTTACTATGTTTTTAATGGAATTTTACAGTAGCCCTTTAAGGGAAGGTAAGTTATAAAATATTCAATTTTGCTTATTATTGCAAAAAAGTTGCAGTAAAAGTGGCTATGAACCGTTGATATGACTGAATCTTCAATTCACCCTATAGGAAGGTAAGAGTAAAAATCGTCAAAAGTGATCATTTTTGCACAGAAACGTCATTAAAACACCTCACGAACGTTGATATAACAACATTCCTGTGGTTTTCTATAGGAAGGGTAGAAAATAATCCATAATATACCAAATGGGGTATGTAGGTTTTGATTTATGAAACAATATAGCCCTTGATACTACTACATTCTTATTGATAGTTATAGTTGTAGAAATTGTAATTATGATGGTAGATTTATTGATTTTGTTGAGGTTAGGGGTATGGTGAATTGTAAATTTGATAATGTACCATAAAGGAGAGTAAGTATAAAAATGGAATTTTTTGCACAAAAACCTTCGCAAATGTGCCTTTGAACCATTGAAACATAAGGGTTTCCAGAGTTCCCTATAGGAAAGGATAAAAAATACTAGTGAGAAAATAACGAAATGTTAAGCATCTATAATGATATTTCTCAGAATGGATACACATTAAATAAGTGATATTCCGCATTATGTTATTAATATATTTTAATAATGTACTGGGGCAGATCACCCCACAATACTTTATTATTCATTTATGTTGGAGTGTTAGTCGCAATACTGATACTCCTCCTCTTTTCTTTTTTATTTATATTTTTAAATAGTCTAAGGTTTCCCCAAGTCATTCAAATTGAGTGGCTTTTTTTATATTGTATTTTAATCGTACAGACCCTTTAGAAGATGAGTAGTGTATTTGTTCACCTTTATGCTAAGTACCCTTAAAGTACACAAATTTTAATTAATAACGCTATGTTAATTGGAGGTATGGAAATGGAAGAAAATACACAAGTATTTGAAGAAGTAGGATCAACTGAACAAGTGGAACAGGAATCCCCTGAAACAATTCTAAAAGCCGATTATGACGCATTAAAGGTTGAGTTAGAGGAATTGCAAGGGAAATTACCAAAACCACTCACAGACGCTGAAATTAATCTTAAAAAGCGTGAAGATGAATTGTTTGCTAAAGAGGTTGAATTAACCCTTAAGGATAATGGATTCGGTCAATTTGTACCACTGATTAAAGTGCAAAATAATGACGAGTTAGATATGAGTATCAAGTTGCTTCAAGAAATCTATAAGCAAGATAAGATTAAAAATTCTTATGTGCCTAGTGGAGCAACTTCAACAACTGAATATGAACAAGCACACGTTAAAAAAGATGTAGGTGGCATGATCGCTGCTAAGTTAAATGGTTTATTTGGTAAGTAAAATTGGTTGTTCGGCAAGTAATTGCCTTTCAATATAAAAAAACAAAATTAGAAATGGAGATTGATATTTATGTTTACATCAAAAAACTTTACACAAAACGAGAAAATTTCTTTATCACAAGAAATTGCTGAGATTGGAAAACAAGCAACACCATTCACTTCACTATTAATGGCTAAAGGTAATGTAGAACAATCATTGTCGACTATTTACAACTGGAGAGAGAAAACTCTTGATAACACAGAAGATATTACATTTGCTGAAGGTTCTGTAACTGACGCTTTCCAACAATCAGTACGCAAAGAGTATAACAACGTATTACAAATTTTTAAAAAGGCAGTTGAAATTTCTGGCACTGCTGAACGTATGGCAAATGGTCAATTCACTCAAGAAGTTGCAGACCGTCTGTTAGAACTAAAAATCCAATTAGAGAAAACTCTAATCAATGGTAAGAAAGATGATGGTTCTGTAAGTGGGATTCGTAAACTTTCTGGCTTAATTGAATTTGCAGACGCTACAAATGCAGTTGAGGGTGCAATTGCGAAAACTGTTGAATTAGTTAAACAATCAGCACGTAACTTATGGGATAAAGACCTTGCAGAAGGTACTCTATATGTGTTGCTAGGTGCAGACGCAAAAGAACAAGTAGACAACTACTATAACGGTTCTTACTCTTACCAACATGTTACAACAAACTTTGGTTTAGTTGCAGATAGTGTTAATACGAACTATGGCACTTTAAACTTTGTACTTTCTAAACATATCCCAGCGGATAAAGTTGTAGTATTTAATGACGCATATGTTGATCTTGTAACTCTACGGGAAGCAAGTTTTGAGCCATTGGCTAAAATTGGAGACTCTGATCGTGGTCAAGTTCTCGGTGAATACAGTCTTAAAGTAGGTTCTCCAAAAGGAATTTCAGTTGTAACTTTAACAACAAAATAATACATATCTAATTGAGGGGGGCATATCTAGCCCTCCTTTAATTTTATACGGATATTTATAAGGAGATAACAATGAATGAAATTGAATTTACGGAAAAAGAAAAGTTAATTATGTTGAGAAAACGCAAACGGATTTCGCAGGGTAAGGTGGCAAGTCAATTAGGTGTAACTCAAGCATTTATAAGCATATTTGAAAATGGGAAATACGAGTTCAAAGAAAGTATGTATTCACGTTACAAAAACTACATAGAAAATTATTAATCAAAATATTAAAACGAAAAGGTAGGTGTAATAGTGAGAAGTTTTATTACCTAGTATCCTTGTAAATCTGAACAGGAGATTTTACAAGGATATTTAATAAGTGAAGATTTGTTATTAAAGGATAAACATAAGGATATATAACGTTCAACAAGATATTAGTGAACAAATTTTTCGCTAATAATTATGAAAAAAGAATATATGGATTTAATGCCAGAATGGACAAAAGAAGAAAATGTTAGAAAGTTTGATTCAATGATTACAGATGACTTAGATTCACTATTTGGACAAGCAGTAATGAATAAGAAATTTGGTACACAAGTGAGTACCTATTATTCATTTTTAGGATTGCATTACAATGATAATTCTGTATTTAAAAATACATTTGCAATTGACTGTGCAACTGCTGGAATGAAAACATTTGATAATCATACTACTAAATTGAGTAAAAACGATACATATAACGTTCAATCGGCAAACTTAAATCTTATTGATGATGTAAGTAAGGACAACTATTGCATGAAATATAATGGTTCTTCTGCGTTACTAATACTAACTATGTACGATATTTTGGATTTCTCTACTTTAAATGAGGAACAATTAGCGTTTATTGCATGCATTGATTCTTATTACTTAGGTGCATATAACAACTATGGAGGAGTATCACAAAAGGCATTTCAACATTATTTAGATGTGATGGAGATTAGGAAGTATTACGAACCGTTATTCAATGCTCATTCGGAATCTGACTTCAAGGATTATATAGAAGAACATAAACTGAAAAGGAAATTAAGAATTGATGATAAAGGTAAATTGCAAACTGATCTCGATTTAAAGTACATAAGCAATCTATTTCCTATGCTTGACTTCTATTCAGTATTTGAAAAGGAATTTCCCCACAGTTATGAATTGCAGTATAACGTTAAAAAGTTTGCATATCCAACTTATGGTATGACAAGAGAGAAACTGACAGATGAACAAATTTTCTCATTAGCATTAACTAGAAAAAATGAAGTTAAATATACGACAAAGAAAGTAGGTAATCATTAGTGGATAGAACAAAGTTTTTCTTTTGCTATAATCGGAAAACAGTAGATGAACTAATTGAACATGGATTTACATACATAACAAGAGCAAGAAACCTTAATAATAATATGCCATTCACTATGTTTTATTTAGATGAGAAATTGCAAACGTATCTAAATAAAAAGAATGAAAACAAATCTTTATAACTTTCCAAACAATATAACTTAAAACTAACAACTTAAATCGGAGGAAATCCATAATGAAATATGATGAAATCGAACAATTATTAAAGTTTAATGAATTAGAATCGAAAGTGTTTTTACCAAATGAAATATTTAAAGATTTACAAAAAAGTGAAATTAAAAGTTTACATGTACCAGTGGCGTATTGTTATTACTATTTAACAAATTGGCTTTACAGATATACGAAATATGATACACCTTTTATTGATAATAAAATGATTAAAGAAATTTTGGGGTATCACAAAGACCAAAAGACTATTGATTACATTATCAAAAACGAAGGGCAACTTGATCAAATTGGTTATACAAGAACTGTAAAGGACTTACCATTACTTTGGGAATTTGATGAATTAGAAGGTTTAAAGTTTTCTATGCTTAGTGAGATGGACGAGTTTAACCAAAAATACATTAAAGAACACTTAAGTAGAAAATACAGTATTAAATATCCTATTAAAGCATTTGAGAGGGCTTATGAGGAAGGTAACATTGACCAAGAGGGAACGTTCTATGACGTTTCAGACACTCACTGTATTCCATTTGAAGTGTTTATCTATTGCATGAGTAATGAAAAGTTAGGTTGCACTGCATTTTATCTCTATTCATACATAAGTAGAATGAATGACAAGTTTTATGAAGGCTGGGATATACCAATTAAAAAGTTGATTGAAGAAACGAATATCCCTAAGAAAACTCTTGAGCGTTATCTTGACCAATTGAAACAATATAAGATGATTGAAGTAATACATAATCAAGAATATTTCTGTCTAGCATTAGACGTTTCACAAAGAAAAGCCAATACATACATAATTAATAAGTTTGATCAATTTACATCTGCACCTGTACCATATGAAAAGTTGAAAGTAATAACAACGAATGAATACTACAAACAAAGAAATGATATAGAAAATATATTTGGTATTGTAGTTGATATTCCACTGGAGGAGTTACCTTATTAAAGGTAATTCTTCCATATATACTATGTAAAATCGAATAAGTTATAAATTGACGATACATATAATATAGGGCTAGTAGTGAGTATATATATGTAAGATTATTATTAGAAGGTTAGTAATTAATTTTTAAACTATATTAAATATGTCGTCAAAATATAACTTATTCGATTTTGCTTATTCATTATGAACTATTCTCATGCTTGAGTTTTCGGCTGTGAGATAGTTCTTTTTTATTTAATCATAAGGAGATGTATTCAAGATGAACATACATGATGCGTTGAAAACTATTAAATGGGAATACGCTATGTACTTTAAGTATAAGTTTCCTGACTTGCGTTTTGACCAATCAGAGCCATTAAAAACAAAAGATGAACTATTGAAAAATGTGAATCGAAAATCAATGAACGCTTTTTACAGATGGGAAAAGACTGATCAATATAAAATGTTGGTTACTTTATACCTTAATGCTAAGGTGATACAGGATTATGAAGAAATTTATTCAATTGTAACTGATCAGGCCAAGAAGGGTGACGAGAAAAGTATTAAACTATTTATCACCTTGCAGAAGGAACTGAATCAACAATCCAAATTAGCAGCGAGTTATTTTACTCAATCAGATGATGAGATTGAAGAAGATGATTTGGAACTGGAGGTGTAGTATATGCCTACACTTACCAAGAAACAGAAACTAGAAAAGATTACAAAGGATTTCAAATTGTTTAGCAAGAATTTTATTAAGATTATTAATAATGATAATGAGAGTGTACCGTTTGTTTTGAACCCTGAGCAGTCACAATTTATTGATGATATGGGGAAATATAATATTATTGCAAAGGGTCGTCAAATTGGATTTACTACGCTAAGTTTAGGCTACATGATATTCAGTGCTTTAACTAAACCTGATACTTCTTATTTGATGATGACACATAACGGTAAGGTTACACAGTCATTGCTACGCAAACTGAAAAAGATGTACAACTCGTTACCGCATGATAAGTACCCCGAACTGTTCCCTAAAACTACTATTGATAACCGAGATGAAATGTCATTTGTAAATGGTAGTAGGATTGTAGTTGCAACAGCAGAAGGTACAGATAGTATTTCAGGTAATACGTTTCAATTAATCCATCTATCAGAGATGGCTAAGTACCCCGTAAATGTGCAAGAAGAAATTATAGCAACTGCTATTCCAGCATTAGCAAAGAACCCTGATAGTGCAATTATTATTGAAAGCACTGCAATGGGGTTTAATTATTATCAGGAATTGTTTATGGAAGCGTACAGAACGAATGATAGTGTTTGGAAACCTTTCTTCTATTCGTGGTTAGCAGAAGCATATACAAAGCAATTTAAACATTCATTTGATGAAGCCGAGGAATGGTGGAAGGTTAATAACAAAGGAAAAAGAATGAGTTATGACGACTTAGAACAAGATGAAATTGAATTGAAAGAAAAATATAACTGTTCGTTTCGTCAATTAATGTACAGAAGATATTACATAACATTAAATAGTTTCGAAAAATGGAATCGAGAGTTTCCTATAACACCAGAAGTAGCATTTAGCACATCTAATAAAAGTGTATTTGATACTGATAAGATACTTACACGCTTCAATAATGCTAAAAAACCTATACATATTAAAGAAGCAAGAGAGAAACTGCCTGAATCATTACATAAGTATTTGAATAAGTCATTATTTATTTACAACTTCCCTAAGTCGAAAGTGCGACATTTTGGAGGGGTAGACGTTGCAAGTGGTGTAGGTCAAGATAATAGCACAATTTCAATATTTAATGCAGAGGGTGAGCAGTGTGCTTGCTTCTACTCAAATAAAGTACCTGTCTATGAATTTGCTCAAGTGGTGAATGATTTAGGGAGGTACTTTAATTATGCCTTTTTATGTGTAGAGCGTAACAGTTATGGCTTGCCATTATTGGAGAGATTGAGAAAAGAGTATGGCTATGAAAACTTATTGAAACAGAAAGTATTTAATGAAAGAGGTAAGAAGATTAGGCAACTAGGTTTCATGACAACTAACGTAACAAAGCCAATCATTGTAAATGATATGAAGGAACATTTTGAGTGCAATATGATTCTTATTCATTCACTGGAAACACTAGATGAAATGAAGATATTCCAAGAGAATAACGGAAAAACAGGTAACAAAAAAGGAAAAGGAAATCATGATGACTTAGTAATAGCAGTTTCAATGGCTATACAGGCTATGAAATTAAACAAGTATTATGTAGCAATTTAACATTTATGAAATTGAATCATTGTAAACAGAAAGGTGAGAGATAATTTTTGGAAAAGTTAATATGGACATTAACATTAACACTTACAGGTTTAACATGGCTTATAGGAGATTGGCATGTAAGTTTGTCAATTTTAGTAGTATTCATGACATTTGACTTCATTACTGGAATTATAAAAAGTTGGATAACAGGTGAAGTTTCAAGTAAAAAAGGTTTTAAAGGTATCTTGAAAAAGTGTATGTATTTCGTTGCTTTAATTGTAGCAAATATGCTTGATTTACTAATTGGCGGAGTACCTGTATTCCGTACAATGGTAGCCTATTATTTGATAGCAGTAGAAGCGATTAGTTTAATTGAAAACTTAGAAGCAATGAATGTACCGTTACCTCAACAGTTGAAAGAAAAGTTTGCAGGTATTAGAGAAAACAATAATAAGTAGAGGTGATTTGAATGGAATTGAACGAATACATAAAAGCCAAGTATGATGGGAGTTCACAATGGTTTGTAGAACATGTATCAGAGCCAAGCCAGCAAATGAGAGTACAAGATATACATAGTAAAAAAGAATACTTAAATGGTTCACATGCTATCTTAAATAGTCCTAGTTACAATTATAATGGTAAGCAATATAATCCGAGGAAGTTAGTTGTAAGTTACGCAAAAACGTTACTAAACTTTCAGAAGTCATTCTTATTAAGTAAGCCAGTTGTTTTCACTGGGAAGGAACGTGTAGTAAAAGCAATCAATGAGATTAATCGCAAAGGTAAGATGGACAGAATCAATACAAAAATCCTTCACAACTTATTAGCATATGGAGAAGCATATGAGTACCTATATATTCAAGATGGCAAAATTAAGAGCCGAGTAATTGATTCAGAGGAAGGTTATCCACTGTATGATCATAATGAAGAGTTAATGGCATTTGTCCAATCGTATGTGAATGACGGAATATCCTATTATGTAGTATATGAAAAGGATACTGTACGAGAGTATAACAATGAGGGGGGGGAAGTACATCTAATTGGTGAGTACACTAATCTAAGTGGATTACCTGTTATTTATAAGACAGATAATGAACTATCACATACTAAAGGTAAGAGTGAGTTAGATGACTGGATATTTATTCTTGATGAGATAGAGAATCTATTGTCTAAGTTTACTGATACAGTATATAAGAACATGAATCCAATACCTATTGCAGTTGGTCAAGAGTTAAAAGGCAATGGTATTGCAAGTAACATTGTTGGAATGGGTATTCAATTAGATGACGGCAGCGACTTCAAGTTTGCAAGTATTCAATTAGATGTAGAAGCATTTAATAGCCTGTATGATCGACTAATACAAAGTTTATTTGATATAAGTTCAACCCCAAATGTAGCCATGAATAAAGCAGAAATAGCGAACGTATCAGAAACAAGTATTAGAATTTTGTACTCGTTAGCAAACGTGAAAGCAAAGATAAATGAAAATTATATGCGTGATGGATTAGAGGAGAGATTAAATAAGTATCGTGTATTATTAGGGTATCTAGGGAAGAACTTCACAAATAACGAGTTTGAAACCCTTGATATACAATTTGCTTATGATGTGCCTAGTAACGATACAGAGGTTATTAATAATCTTAAAACGCTATATGATATGCAAAGCATTAGTATTGAAACCTTACTGGACAAAAATCCATATGTAAATGATACGCAACAGGAAATGGAAAGAATACATAAAGGTACAGTAGGAAATAACAGTAACATACATAATGATGATATTGAAACAGTGGAAATTAGTGAAGGTATGAATGAGGGATAATTAAGTAAGAATGTTGATGTGATGGGATTCGTGAAGATTAGTGTTATGCTATCCTACACGTTTCCTGTTATAGTCATAAAATCGAGCATAATAACGAATGTGTAAATCTTGAGTGTTTTTTAATCAATTTTTGTTCAAGATTATATACATTTATTGCCATGCAATTTACAATAGGTATATAGTCCTTATTATTATTATTTATACATATATTTATAAATATTCATCTATATACAATGAGCAATGATCATTATTTGAGTGTACTAATTATGTGTAGAAGTAGCGTAAACCTAATGATATCAATGGTTTAAGAGGTATATTTATAGTTTAGTTTACATAATGTATCTTTTAGGAAGAAGTTGATTTATCAAGGTTAGAGAGGGTTAATGTATAGAAACCTGAATATGAATAGTTTATGCAGTATATTTTATGTATATAAGGTGATGAAATTTCGCTTTTATTGTGTATTTATAGAAGTTAATGGTAGATTTATTGTGGTATATATATACTATTAATACTAATTATCAATCACTCTATTTGTAAATAATTCCCTATAGCATATCCATTTCCACACGCACGAAAAAAATCAGAAAAAGCAATTCTATAATTAATGTTGAAAAAATTACCATAAATTACACATAATATTATCTGTTTTCTCTATTATAATGAATTGTGCTACAAGAAATTACATCATGATTGGGGAAAATATTATGCTAGGAAACAATGTTTATGGAAAATGGTTATCAACAATTAACCAACTAAGAGATTTTAGTACAAATGAAAAGACATTTCTTTACAGATGGAATGTTGACTTGTTAGATTATCATAAATATGTTGAAGAGAACACAATTTATTCTTCGAGAGAACGTGGAGAGGCTTTTATAATTAATACTAAAGAACATGGCACTGAAACTATTTTAAGAAGAGATGTATTAGCATTAACCTCTGATACTAAATTTAATGAAGATGAGTTGTGGGATGTTATACATATGTTGCAGGAACTTATTGAAGAAGGTAAAGATAGATTATAGGGAAGTATATTAAGGAGTAGCCCATTGGCTACTCTTATTGTATTGTTTCAAACAGATTTAATTTCATTTAATTAATTGCATTATAAGGCTAGTTAAGGAAATTAAAAATGATAGTAAAGAAATGGATAAGGGTAAATATTTGGACACTTTCATATATGTTAAATTCTCTAAATATGATCTTCCCTTATCTGTGATTATAAATCTATAGGTATCATAATCTGTGGATTTTATTTCTAAACTATTTTCTTTACCTGATATATTTGTCATGATGTATCTTTCATCAAGTAAGTACTTTAAAGTTGCTGAAATAGAACTATAAGGATAATTATCAAAGTTGTTTTTAATCTCTGTATAAGTACATTGACTTCCTAAAGTAATTTCTATATTAGTTTCTGTATTTGAATCCGAGAAATCTTTTTTCATATAGTTTTTTTCTTTTTCTTTTAAGATTTTTAAAGTCTTCACACCTATTTTACTAAGCATACAAATTCCTCCTTGATTCCATTATAATTTCTATGTTTTCCAAAATCTATATAGATGTAGTTTACTAAACTAATTTAGAAGGATATACTTTCTTTTATGTTGGAATTACCCGATAGAAAGGGAGTTTTATAATGGGTTGGAATGAAATATTTACAGGAATATTACCTTTATTAGGGGTTTTTGTTGGGGGAATTATTACATATAAAACCCAAACTAATACAGTTGAGAAACAATTAGAACGAGAAATTGAAAAAGAAAAAGAGTTAAAAAATATTGAACGGTTAAAAGTTTACAGTGAAATTTTGAAATTAGAAGGCGAGAATCTCATGATCGAACGTATAGGTGGTAGTCAGGTTGAATTTAATTTAGGCATATACATGGAAAAAATTAGACCAGTATTATATTCAAAATTCTATCTACTAGATAAAAATGTTGCCGAAAATGTTAGAAAAATAGATGCGGTATATTTACAATTAGTTTTTGATGATTTTGAAGATGATGAGGGTATTCATAATGAATCGTTCATAAGATTATTTAATAAGATAATCTCTGATATCCAAAATCATATAAATGATTCTAATCTAATTCTAAATAAGTGATTCCATTTGATTATAATTTTTAGAATTCGCTATATATTCCCTTTTGTTTATTTGATATAATAAAACTATATTACTAGTAAAAGGGGAATATTATGAAAAAGTATAAGGTTATAGCAGTTGTATTGTCATTGTTGCTTGTATTTGGATTTACCACTAATTATGCAGACGCTGCATCGAACAGCGTTTCAAAGACTATTCAACAGTTGAAGAAGCAAATTAAGGACCTTACTAAGTCCAATGAGAAAAAGGATAAACAAATTAAAGATAAAGATAAATTGATAAAACGACTTAACTCAAATAATAACAAACTGGCTAATCAGGTAAAAACTCTTCATGAGCGTCAATATAAGAGTGAACAAAAAATTAACGAAAAAGAAACACAACTTAAAAATCAACTTGAAAATAACAAAAGAGAGAACAAGCAAAATGCAGATTCTTATCTAGGATTAGAATTAAGAAATGTCCTTTTACAAAGTGCTTATTCATATCTGGAAGATTATGAGGGACAGGGAGTAAGACAGATAAACTTAGTAGTCGATCATACTTCTCCATATCCTTATAATCTTGAAAGTATGTTTACTGATCAAGAGTTGAAACAAATTGTGATGAGAAATGTAGGTAATGTAAGATATAGATTTATAGAATTAAAAACAGTAACAATTAAACTTCCAACAAGAAACTTAGTTATGTCAATTAATGAATCAATCTAAAATTAGAGTTGCAAGTGTACACCCTTATCTAAGGGTGTTTTTTTTATGAATTTATAGAAGGAAATACCTAATTTTGTGTCGAAAGTAGTAGATATAAGGAGGTGTGAGACTATGATAGAACTAGAACAAGAACAAAAAATCGAAATAAGAAGAAATGAAGCCCAACTGTTTAAAAAAGAATTAATAGAAGAAATTCAAGAACTTAAACAGGAAATTTTAAATCTTAGCGAATATGCTGAAAAACTTAAACTTCGCAACCTAATTCTCGATCATGTACAACAACGGTATTATGGTGAGGACAGAGAAGAATTTGCGGAAATTTTTGTTGAACCAATTAATGAGTCATACAAAGAAACAATAGATGAATTAAATTCTTTAAAAATTAAACATGCAAATAAAATAGCATATTCTGAAAATATTATTCGTTTCATTGACGAGAAGTTTAAGTAAATAAGAATTGAGCACATTTCTTTGGAAATGTGCTTTTTATTTTGCGATAAGAAAGGAACGATAACATGCTAAACATTGACCGTGTCAAGATGGAGGTAAAGGGTATCAACCTTACTGATAGTGAATGGGAAGTGTATCTATCTGAGAGTGGATTGATTACGAATGAAGTTTACCAACCAAATGTACTTTTAAATAAGAAAAAAGTATATATGACTGCATTATCAATATTGGAATCAGTAGCAAACAACCCTAGTACGATGAAAGACTATGTAATAGATGATATGACGGTATCTCAGTTCCATGAAAACTTAATGGCTCGCATTAATCAATTACAAAATAAGATAGACAACTTAAAAGAAGATGTAAAAAGTATTGAATCAGATTCATCATTCTTTATGTTATTTGCAGACTAGGGGGTTATTAGATGAATGATATAGAGTTTTTAATAGATACAATTGGAGATACATTAAAGATTAATGATAATGATAGCAAAGCGTTGATTACTCATTCTAATGTAACTAAACAGGAAGAACGATATATACATACAATAGTAGCAATCAAACAGGGTGATTTAATTACATACGAAAATGAAAGGTATCTTGTTGTAACTGAAACTGTAACTAAACGTGCAAATAAGTATAAGGCATTAATACGTCATTGTAATTATTCCCTTGAATATCCGGGGGAATCCAGACAAGAATTGTTGCTCGACAAAAATGGAAAACCTATGTATGACCGTTATGGTGACGAAATTTATGTCACAGTAGAGGGTAAGCCTATAACAGTTGATACAATTATTGAGAATAGTTCATTTGCTATTAATGGTGTTCAACTTATGGTAAGTATTAATCAAATTATCGTTACTGTACAGAATAACAAGGATAATAGCGACAAGTTAAAAGTAAATTCAACCTTCAATGTGATGGAAAACAAATGGAAAGTATTAAACGTAGATAAATCGCAAAAAGGGTTACTGATTATTACTTGTGAGAAAACGGTATAAATGGTTGCACATTTGTAAATCACCACTTATAATAGGAAATAATTAGTACGGTCAATAGTCGATACATGTAGTCATTGAATTACATTAACAATACAGTTAAAAATCTTTAAGACTTTCTAGGTCGGGAGTTCGAATCTCTCCTGGGACGTAATTTAAGAATTATCGTCTGTAAAAGAATAATATTAAAAGCGTTCAAAGTGTTGATATATTAACACTTTGGGCGTTTTTTCTTTTTATTGAGATTCGAGTGAAAAAGATAGAAATATTTATTTTGGTATACAAAAGGTTTACGAGGTGATTTATTTTTTGTGTCAGTTTGGGTGGAGTAGTATCAATTCATAAGTGTATTAATATTGGTTTATAACCTACTTGCGCTTGGAATTTCGTTTATCTTGTTTTTTTATTTTGTAGATTTTAAGACACCTAGTACTTTAGATTCTGTCAATATGGCTGTTTATTCGGTCTGTGTCCTAGTTTGCTAAGAAGGTGTTTTTTATGCCACGTATTCAGATACTCTGTGAACTAAAATTTTTTAGAAGAGAAGAAAGAGCATAAGGGAAAAATGCCCTAATGCATTGTGGGGTTAGGCAAAGCCTAACTTTTTTACATGGGTACACGATTTTTCAATTGCTGTACAATTGCCATACCCTTTATCCAACAAAAAAGAAAATAAATATTGTTACAATGCATTTAAATTGTTTATCTTATCAAATTTAAAGATAAGAAACATAAAACGTGAATTTTTATTTTTTTAATTTTTTATTTTTTTTATCAATGATTAAGGCTAATATCAATAGGATTGTTATTAATATAAATTTATATATTGTATTACTCATAAAAGAAAAAATTAGTGCACTTATTCCACCTATAATGAAATAAATTAACATACTTTTTAAATTCATTTAAAAACCTCCTTTTGTTCAATGTATTAAAATGAATTATTCATAAAAACAAAAAAGATAGCTTATGCTGTCTTTCTTATATATACATTAGTACTTAACTATTTTTAACAATAATAGCTATTAAACTTATTGCAAAAATGCCTATTAATATGATTGTTGTTCCTACGACTGATTCGAATTGCATATTAAAATCTCTGAGTCCTAAATCTATATTGTCTGCCATATCTTCCAGATTATCTTTCAC